ATCGCGGTGGATGCGCACATAGCCATTGCCCCAAAGTGTACACGACACCATAAGGTGGTGCAGCAGGGCAAAGCGACCGATGTAGGAGTTCGGTTTCTGGAGTATGTGAATGCAGGGATGTCCCGCAGCCTTCTCGCGCCCAGAGCTGGTACGCTTGTAGAGATGAATGGGGAGAGTGCCTATCGTCTCGGAGAGGATGCGTACACACGCCCACACTGCCGAGAGGTTGAGAGCACCCTCCTCGGATATATACTTTCTTGCTGTGGCATCGGAAACGGTGTCGGAGAGAAGAGCCTCGTTGATAGCCGACTCAAGTTGCTCGGCTGATACGCGCTCCTCCCTCCTACGAAGAGTGAATAGATTAGAAAGCCAGTTTGACACCGTTATAAAGTTTGGGTTAGTTTCGGTGCAAACTTATGCTCTCAATTAAGGTCGATAAATGACCATCGGTCACCTATAAATCGTAGACCTTGCTGATGCGCCTAAGGAGTGAGCGTATGTCGGCATACTTGCGTCTGTGGAATATACGCTTGTAGTGATTCTCCAATCGCTCGTAGGCATCCTCGCGTGTTGGATAGAGCTCCGCCATACGGAGGTAGTAATCTATAAACCCCTCGGTCGAGAGTAGGCAAAGGTGCTCTGCCGAGAGAGGAGCGATGGCTTCGAGCTCACGCTCCACAGCCTCGCGCTGGGCGAGTTGGTGCTTGGTAATCTTGCGTTTACGACTCATAGTGATAGCATTCCTCTCTGGTTATAGGGATTATTGTCTTCATCGGCTTGGGCGGTCATCCACTCGCCCAGAGCCATTATCGAGGCTACGATGCCGTCAATCTTCTGCGCGGACTTCGCCTTGTCGGGTTTGATGTTGCCCGCAGGGTCGGTCATCACAACGGTCGAGGAGAGCATCCAGCGCAGTACGGGATTGCCGAAGTGCTCGATACGCTCCGTCAAGACGAGCTTCTCAAACTCCTTCGTGGGTGCTGACATCGAGCCATAGCCCTGCCCGAAAGGGTTACACTCCATGCCCTCGTTCTGTAGGTCGATAATGGTCTGCGAGGAGTTCCACCTATCGTAGGCTGCCGAGCGCAGGTTGTACGCCTCAATGGTGCGGAGGATGTCAGCCTTGACAAAGTCGTAGTCGATGACATTGCCCGAAGTGACCTTGACATACCCATCTGCCACCCAGCGGTCGTAGTTGATATTCTCCTTGCGTATTTTCTCCAGCATCTTCTCTTCGGGTATCCAGAAGAGTGGCACGATCTGGAACTTGTCGTTCTCGTGGAAGAGAAGCACAAAGGCAGTAATGTCCGAGACATTCGAGAGGTCGAGACCGCCCCAGCATTCGCAGCCGCGCAACGACTCCAACGGTGTCGTGCCAACACACTGCATCCACTTCTCGTCAAGTATCCAGGTGCGCTCGGCATCCACCCAAAGGTTAAAGTTCTTTGTCAGCACATTGCGCACTGCTTCGGGTCTGTTCTTGGCATCCTTGACCTGGTCGGCAAGATACTCGGCAGAGACCGACACTCCGAGGTTGGGGTTTGACTTGATCCACATCTTCGGGTCTTCCCACTCCTCCTTCGAGTCTTGGGTGTAGATGATGCCGAATAAGCTGTCATCGATATTTACGCCACGCAGCACCTTGATAACATTGTCGCGGTAGGCGTAGCATACGCCAGCCTTGTTGAAGCCTGCGGTGGTAATGATGAACATAAGCGGTTGTCGCCTTGCGCCAAATGCCGACTTAAGGACATCGAACATGCCGCTATCTTTGTGCGCATGGAATTCATCGATGATAGCGCACGAGGGCGATAGACCATCGTGTGTACCATAGTCCGAGGAGAGTGGCTTCATCGTGCCGCCCTTCAGCTCGTAGGTAATGGAGTTGCGGTAAGGCGTGAGATAGTTTTTGAGGTCTGTCGCCTTGACAATAGCCACCGCATCCGAGAAGCAGAGCTTCGCCTGGTCTTTGACCGTAGCAGCAGAATAGACCTCTGGGCGCGACTCGCCATCGGCAAAGAGCATCAGCAGTCCCGTACTCGCGGAGAGCATCGTCTTGCCGTTCTTGCGCGAAATCTCGATGTAGGCATAGCGAAACCTGCGTGTGCCGTCTGCGTTCATCCAGCCAAAGATATTCCAGATGATAAACTGCTGCCAGGGCTCAAGTTTGAAACGCTGACCTGCCCATACGCCCTTTGTGTGTTTTAGTTTCTGGATAAAGTTAATGGCACGAGATGCCGCCTTGCGGTCGAAGTACCACCCTCTATCGAGTGCAACATCGAGGTCGCGGTAGTAGCGTTCCACCGCCAGGCGTACATACTCGCACACCAGCACCTCTCCCGATATTACTTGCTGGGCGTACTCCTCGGCTGTATGTAGTTTCTGCTTACTCATCTATCTCTTCAAATTCTGCGAACTCGTCCTTTGGAGCGTTATCGTTCAATATAGCCGACACTCGGCTGCGGCTCGATGGTGTCATGCCGAACTCCACTGCCAGCGACTTGGCGGCAGCGAGTGCTCCCTCCGCAACCTTACGCTTCGGGTTGATCTGTGTAACGACACCCGTCTTGGTCATAACCTCGATGGTTACTCCCTCCTTCTCGATCTCCGCCATCATGTCGTGGTAGAGAGCCATCTCTCGTGCATACGCCACGACCATATCCACGCCATAGACATCCAGGAGGTTGTTGTGCATCAGCTCGGTGGCGACCACCGCAAAGACCTTCTTGGCAGTTCCTTTCAAGCCGACCTTCGGGAGCTTGATGACGGTTGCACCCTGCACCGCAGGCTTGTCGGTCATGCGACAAGGCTGGTCAGTGCCACGCAGAGCCTTGATGCTATCTGGTAGTTTCTTGCGTCCTTTCATAGTTTCCTAAATTCTCCAATTTTGCATGTGCGTACAGAAGACTTGGGGGGCGATTGGTTTTCGTAGGGGGTGAAGGAATTCGACCCCCTTCCCCCTTTGGTGACACCAAGTCAGACTGTCTGACACCAGGTCACACTGTCTGACCTCAAGTCACACTGGTATGACACAGAGTCATTCTACCTGCGCTGGGTGCGCTCCAAAGCCTCGTAGCACTCGATGTTAATGCGGTGCTTAATGGGCAGTGCTTTTCGATCTTTTATCAAAGAGTTACAGCGATTTTTCGGTCGATTTTGCCAAACTGAAACTCTTTGAGTATTAAACCCTTCACACTCCAATTAATTCTACCTTCATTTTACTGACTATCAGTTACTTTAATTTTTTCACTTTTTCGCTAATAACGCCTCTATCTGGCGGCTGGGATTCTCCCTCAGAAGTCTACGCTTCTGTGCCATGTCGACATAGATTCTGGTGGTCGAGGAGTCGGAGTGACCGAGCAGATCTTTTATGATCTCGATGTCCGTTCCCATCTCCACCAGCAGGCTGCCGCAGGTGTGGCGCAACGAGTGTGCTGTTATCTTCGGGTCGTTGATACCGATAATGCGCAGGCGCATCTTTACTATCTGCGAGATCGTTGTGTTCAATAGGCGTGTTGATGGTCGCCCAATGCAATGGTTTACAATCAAAGGATCGTCCTGCTGGAAGTCTCGCTCCGAGATATAGTTCTCGTAGAGTTCCACCGTAAGCTCTGGCAGTGCCACCACATCGCGCTTGTCGAGGTGTCCCTTGCGCTGGATGTGTAGTAGCACACGATCTTCCACACGCTCTATATCGCCAATGTTGATGCGGCTAACCTCGCACGAACGCAGTCCGTTCAAGAGCATCAGAGCGATGATAAGTTTGTCACGCTTGCCCACAATAGTCTTTGTTTCGATGGAGTTCATCAGCCGCTGTGCCTCTGCAACAGAGAGTGGGTGCTTGCAGTGCTCGTGCATACGGATACTCGACTGCAGTCCCTTGCCGATGTCCTCGTAGTAGTGCATCATAGCGCAGTAGCGATAGAATATCTTGATGACAGCCACATAGGTAAAGTAGGTGTAGGGACTCTTACCTTGCTGCTGCAGAGCATGTTTGAAGCGCAGTATGTGTTCGCGCGTTGGCTCTCGCGGGTCAATACCCTCTGATGAGAGCCACTTAAACCACAAGCGTATCTTGCGCTTGTAGTCAGTCCTGGTAGCA